CTCAAGCGCCCAAACCGCTAGCGAAACAGCAAGAGATGCTAGTGTCGTAGCCAAAACCGCCAGCGAAACCGCCAAGACTGCTTCTGAGGCGGCTAGAGATCTTGCACTTGGTTATCGAGACACTGCCGAAACGCACAAGAACGCTGCGGCCGTAAGTGCTGCAACAGCCACCACCCAGGCGGGGCTGGCGACCACTAATGGTCAAGCTCAGGTTGCCTTAGCAACCACACAAGTCGGCCTTGCAACTACTCAGGCCGGAATAGCAACAACCAAAGCTACTGAAAGTTCCTCTAGCGCATCGAACGCGGCAACTGCACAAACTGCTGCTGAATCAGCTCGAGATCAAGCGTTGGCAGCCTTCGACAGTTTTGATGACCGCTTTTTGGGGTCGAAGGTAACCGGCGGCGGGGTAGGAGACCCCACGCAGGACAACGATGGAAACAGTTTGCTATCAGGCGCATTGTTCTACGACGAAACCAACAATGTAATGAAGGTTTATACTGGTTCGGCTTGGGTAGCCGCCTTTGTATCCGGTGGCAGCTTTGCTGCTTTGTCCGGAGCAACTTTTACTGGTGATGTGACAGTACCGAACCTCATTACATCCGGTAACGTGGATGGTAGGGATGTCAGCGCGGATGGCACAAAGCTGGATGGTGTTGCAACTGGCGCAACGGCTGTCTCAAGCCTCACCGATTTAAGTATCTCTGACGGAACGAATGGTCAGGCTTTGAAAACCGATGGCGCAGGTAATTTCTCTTTCGGTGACGTAGCAAGCAGCACTGCGTTTGCAGATGTAACAGGCAAGCCAACAACCATCGCTGGCTATGGCATCACAGATGCATTCGATGGTAATACCAGCAGTCTTACTGGCGGGAACTTTAGCTCTTCGTCAAACTTCCAATTCTTGAATGGCGGCAACGCGCAGAATGTTTTAGCGCGGTCTGTCTACGCCGGAACATCTTATTCTGCGGCGACTGCTAACGCTGGCGAAATGGACGCGCTGAATGGCTATAGAGTGGCTGGTGGTACAGTAATTAATAACAGCAGATATTTATTCCACAATGGTCAGTATAACTACTCAGACACAAGCCAATACATTTGGTGGACAGGTCAATCATATGGCAATTTCCGCGTAGCTGGTGGTAATGTAAATGGCTATTCTGGTATCGAGTTTAGTGATAGTGCCGCCGACAGCACCTTCATGGTTAGAAACTCCGATGGTCTTAATGGGGTCTATCGCGCAGACACTGGTTCGTGGTTCTATTACTGGGATAGCGCATCAAATCTTGCTTCCTTCGGCAACGTAACAGCCTACGCATCAGACGAGCGTCTTAAAACAAACTTTAAGCCAATTCAAAGCGCACTAGAAAAAGTATGCTCGCTAGATGGTATTTACTACGAATGGGATAAGGAAGCCTGTGAGCGCACAGACTTTACGCCAGAGTTTAATAAAACAGAATTAGGCTTTAAAGCACAGCAAGTACAAAAGTATTTTCCAGAAGTCGCTGTTCTTGCACCATTTGACACAGACCCTATGGGCGAGGGAGTTAACGAAAGTAAATCAGGAGAAAACTATCTGACCCTACACTACGAGCGGTTAGTACCCGCTCTAGTCGAAGCCATCAAAGAGCTAAAAGCAGAAGTCGAAGAACTGAAATCTGGCTGCTGCGGGTGTCAGTCATGACATTACAAAGTAGCGGTGCAATATCTTTATCCCAAATTCAGTCAGAATGGGGAGGCTCGTCGCCAATTTCACTGAGTGAGTATTACCGAAACAGCCTTCCTTCTGGGCGTACAAACTACGGCTCTATTCCAACCTCTGGCGCAATTAGTATGTCTAATTTCTTCGGAACCAACTCAGCCGTTGCGTCCATCACAATCGCCACAGGTAACTCATTCTATCAAGCCGCAACACAATATGTCGCCGCGAAACATAACTTGAATGTGGTGGGTGCTAACTTTCAAACAGGATATGCGTCTGCGCCTAATTTTACACAAAATGGAAGAACTACGCGGTTTTGGGGGATTGTATTTAGCCCCGTCAACAACCGATATAGCTTTACGTTATTAGATATTTCAGGTGGGGGTGGTTCTATTACCCGAAGTTACAATGGTCATCCACAAAATACTGGATGGACAACAATGGTTCTAACAGGCAACGGTAGTTCACGAACATTCACGCGGTCAAGCGCAACATTCTCAACGGCCAATGCAATGGGTATTAACAATGTTTACTATTCTGGGGCAAACTGGTTGATGCCAGCGGGAATAAGCAACATCTTTCCAAACTCAAACAACACCACTAGCTTCACTGTGGTCTTAACACCATGACTTATGAATACACCACAGTCACCGAAGATGGCTTCACCCGCATTTGTGCAACAGATGGTGATATGGGGTACGCGGAAGTTCAACAGGGCGAGGCCAAAACTGAAGATGAAATACAATCTTTGCTCAAAGAGTTTTTTGAGGATTCGAAAGCAGAGAAGATTTACAATGACAACCTTGCACCAGACTTCACCGAAAACTTTCGGGATGATGTGTATATGAATGGTGAAATCAAGCGCGTTGATTACTCATGTGACCGAAGCGAGGCTCTCACGCAAATCAATAGGCTTGTCGCCGCTTTTAACGAATACACTGTTGAGGGGCTGACCTCAAATTCGCAAAACGTGATTGGCGAATATGGAAACTACAGACCACCATACCCTGACAATTGTATATCCTTTTATGATTTCTCTACGCCTAGCAATGAAACTCTAGCCGCTTACGGATGCACCGCCGACACTTATGGGCTGGATTTATTACAATGGCATGGCATCAAACACGACTTAACGGCTGGCACTAAGCAAGCCAAGTTTGTGTTTAGTCAAACCCACGGCACATACCTTTCAAAGCCACCAGCCCAACTACCGCCAAACCGCACCGCGTTTTATGCGCGAATACATAATGTCGATGGGTCGGTAAGCCAGTGGGTTGATACCTACGTCATTAGCACGATTAACTATATGCGGGATTGGTGCGCTGATGTTGGCAAACCCTTTCCCCTACCTGACAGCGTAACAGACCAGCCGTGGTGTTTTGGGATTGTCCATGATGATACGAATGGAGCGATAGAGTGCATAAAGGCTTACGTCCGTCACAGGTACTAGACCTCACCGACATCGATGCGCGGTTTTGGCAACAGCACAAACAAGAGCAAGACATTTATGAGGCAAGAAATGGAAATAACCCCAATCATGTTCTGGAATGTGATCCTTACGTTGGTTATTGCACCAGCCTTATGGACGTTCCGGTCACTAATAACTGAGGTCAAACGTATCGACATTTTACTGAACCGAACTCGAGAAGATTTCGCAACTAAGGCTGAGCTAGTCGAAGACATGAACCGCGTAATGGAAGCGCTCCATCGTGTCGAAGACAAACTTGATAGGGTATTACAACGCTAGAAAGCTCATTAAATGGATCCACTGTCCTCCGCTATGGCTGCTTATGCAGCACTGAAAGCGGGGATTAAGGCCGGTCAGGATCTCTCACAGCTCGGGGCCGAGATAGGTAAATTGTGGTCCGGCATCGACCAGGTAAAACATAATTTCCAGAAGGCAAAGAACAGCCCGTTCCGCACAGCGGAAGAAGAGGCTATGTCAGAGTTTGTTGCTAAGAAACAAGCTGAAGATCTCGAGTACAACCTCCGAGAGATTGTCATTCACACCCGTGGCATCAGTGGTTGGCAGGAGCTGCTCCGGCTACGAGCTGATATTTACAAAAGAAGAAAAGAAGCCGAGGCCAGGGCTGCGCGGGAACGCGACGAACTGATTGAACTAGTACTTACGATAATTGCTGTTGTCGCAGCAGTAATAATGATCACTGGGCTAGGCGCAATTGCCTGGACTGAATATTATAAGTAGGAGAAGTCCATATGAACATGGAACGACTAATTAAAGATCTCGAGCGACATGAGGGGCTCCGGACACGCATGTATAAATGCACGGCCGGTGCTAACACGATTGGCATCGGACACAACCTGGACAGCCGGCCGATCAGCGAACGCGCTGCCAAGGTCATACTCGAGGACGACATCGAGGTTGCCATCGAGGACATCGAGCGCGGATTCGGTGAAGACGAGTTCTATCGTCTACCAGGTAAAGTGCAAGAGGCCCTGGTCAACATGTGTTTCAATATGGGCATCACCAGGCTGATGCAATTCAAGAACACACTCCGGCTGCTCAAAGAAGAGCGCTGGGCTGATGCAGCCATTGAGTGTCTCGACAGTCGCTGGGCGAACCAGGTCGGTGGTCGAGCCAAAGAGATATCCGACATGATAGCTACAGGAGATGATTAATGATCTGGACAGCACTCACTAATGTGATCGGCGGTGTCGCTGGTACATACATGGAGACCCGTCAGATTAAGGCCGCAGCCAAAGCTAAGATCGAGCAAGCCAAGGTCGATGCCGAGGTCAAACGCATTGAGCTGACAGCAACCACCGAGCGTGACTACGATCTCGAGGCGCTGCGCCAAACTCAGTATTCATATAAAGACGAGGTGGCCTTGGTTGTCGTTCTTGCGCCCTTCGTCGGATCCTTCCTGCCCTGGACCCAAGACACTGTAGCAGAGGGCTGGAAGCACCTCAGCGAACACGCTCCGTCTTGGTACACCTACGCATTCTTGGGAGCTATTGGAGCCTCTATGGGCATCCGTTGGGCGGTCTCACAATTCGGTAAAAAGTAGGTCTCAACCTCTATCGGTGCTTTTTCGAGACCCTTTTGTCCACCTATATACTAAAACGGACAAACGGATACACATATCGTTGAAATCATTAGCTAAATTAATGCATTTTCCCTATTGAGCTTTTGGCAAATCACGTGTTAAACTATAGTTACAACAAAGGGAAACAGCGGAATCATAATCCGCGTGTCGGGGGTTCAAGTCCCTCCTCCGCTACCAAAGTTCCCAAGGTTTCTTCTTTGTTGTCTGTGAATAAACAGAAACAAAAGGAGAGATCTGATGACCACAGAAAAGCTAGACCACCCAGAGTTCTTGATCAGAGCCAACTGGACACCCGAGCGCGTTCGTGAACATGAAGCCGCTTGGGCAGCCGTTGATGCATTGTTCCCTCGCAAAGAGATTGAGCAAGCCGAGCCTCAAGGTGTCCGGTTCACCGCTCGTCTGCGAGAAGAGGTGGCACACGCTGTCATCCATGAAGTCAAGAACGGCAATGACACTTTCGGCAAGATCCGCAAGCAGATCGGAGAGCGGTACGAAGACAAGGTGATCCGTAGCGGTATCAACAAGGCGAAAGAGTGGCACAATATGGTGTCGCGTCATGGCTCACGCAATAAGCCTTCCTTACGTCACTACCAGGCACGGATTACATCCGAAGGTCGCCGCTACACCTACATCGAGGCGTAGTCATGAGAAACGTAAAGCATATAAATAAGCAATTCAAAGAAGATTGTCCGAACCCAACCTTCAAGTCTTTTTTAGAGACTGATCTACGTGTGTACCAAGTTAATCAAGGTCATGTCGTAATCTCTCACAAAGGCCACGGGCCCGACCTTGTCAGCTTTGTTAATGATCGTGGCAGATGGTTTGCCGGAAGTATTGTTGACGGAGTGCGGGTTAATAAAGGCGACTATAATTATGCGCCCTTTATCCATGACCAGTTGGCTCTCCTTAATATGGCTATCGCTAACAATCATCTCGAGGTGACATCATGAGAGCGCTACGTTTCATGAAAAAGGTTCCGCGTGAGGACCTAAGAGCTGAGCTGGTGATGGGTATCATTAAGATGACAGTCCGGCTCGAGGGCCGTGGCCCAGACACAGACTTCAAAGCATGGCCGATCTCTGAGCTGAGAAAGCGCCATGATCTATTGATCCGGCAGTGCCGGTGGTGGGATAGTAAAGATAGGGAGACAGCCAATGATTAGTTTTGTAGAATTCGTGAATAAGGAAGCCGATGTAATCTGGCGTGATGTCACTGATAAGCACCGCACTGAAAGCCTGGTCAAACTGGACCGCTTTTGTGGCTTTGCTGGATATGGTGAACGACCCCTGGACAGCTTCAAGCCCAAGGACATCCATCGGTTCCAAGACCACCTATCGCATTCCGGTCTGACACCTAACACCATCAACCATTACAACACGGCGATCAAAAGCGTGTTTCGACATGCAGTCCGGTCAGAGTTCATAGATCGTGAACCGCAGTTCAACTGGTTCAAGGTGAACAGGTCGGGTCATGGTCGCGTGTTCACGGAAAATGAAATCAAGAACACTGAGAGTTTCTTACGTAAGACCAACCATGAATGGGTAGCTGATCTGTTCGTGATCGGTCTTAACACTGGTATGCGCCTTGGAGAGATTCGGAAGATCGGGACCGAGCTTGGTAAGATCGAGATCGTCGGTGGTGACGCATTCTGCCGGCTGTATGCGACCAAGAACGGCGACAACCGCATGGTCCCTCTAAATGATCGGGCTATGGCCGCCATCAGACGACTAGGTGGCTGCCCTAATGACCACTATAGCCACCAGACGTTCTATGAGACCTGGCGTAGAGCTCGGTATCGTGTGGCCCCTGGCGATAAGACATTCAAGTTTCACGCTTGCCGGAACACCGCAATCACTGTGATGGCCGAGCGTGGTGTGCAGCCCCTCACTGTAGCTAAAATGGTCGGCCACAGATCTATGCAGACCACCCTTGGATATTACAAAGCTAGCACCTCTGGATTGAAGGACGCATCCGACCAATTGAACCTCTAATACCTTTTGTCCACCCAAATGGTATACTAGAGCCCACCTCTCTAGTGAATTGAAGCGTCAAATCCAAGGGGTAATAGGATGAAGCAAAAGGGATCAATCGAACGACAGATTGAAAGAGATCAGCAAGCGTTAGCTGATGGCTACGAAAGAGCTCAACAAAAGAACTCTAAGATTAAACAGGCCAGTCTTAGGCCAGTACCACATAAGGTCATTGAGACAGCCCTACCGGCCGTAAGTGAACAACTACAGATAACGATTAGTGAAGAGTTAAACAAACCCACCGGCCGCCCGATGGCCTGGGTCAACGATTTGTCTTCTTTAGATACCGACTTGCTTGCTTTGATTGGTCTGACAACCTGTATGGATGCAGCTTGTGGTCTTGCTACGTATAACTGGGCGGTCAACAAGATTGGTCGCCGTGTTGGTCTTGAGCTTTGGGCAGCCG